CGAAAATTGGTTAGATAATTTGAAAATAAACGTTAATGCGTATTCAGGTTTCTTTTCTGCCCTTTTCTTTGGTAATTCACGAGGAGATGCTGCAGAAGCGTCAATTCTGGTTGCAAAGTCTCTGTTTAAGAGAGTTCTGAAGGGTCGAACACACGCTATGGAAATTTGGCGTTTTGGAAATCGTCCAAAGGTTGTTGGACTAGATGAGAACGACAAAGTATTGCGCTCTCGACCAATCGCAATGTGTGATGACGTCTTGAGTAGGGTATGTTCTGTTGTGTCTCAGCCGCTAATGACAGCATTGGTCAGGTCGCCTTTTAGTGAAATATTCTGTGGTAGGGCATTAGATTTGGATACGGCACAATACATCAAGAGCGTAATGTTGGATTCAGACTCATTATGTATATCACCTGATTGAAAACAATATGATAATCATCTATATGAAGAAGTTATGGTTGTTGCATTCGCTATAATACGACAATGTGTGCCTTTGAATCGAGCTATGGATAATTTGATTTATTATATCTGTTCGTCAGTGATCGATAAATTTATATTAATAGATCCTGGTCTACTGTTTAAACTCACAAAAGGATTACCGTCCGGCCACCCATTTACATCAATAATAAACACAGTGTGTAACTGGGTATTGTGGACAACGATATTTTATAACTATTGTCAGCGGACTGATACTGACTGTGATCATCGCTTTCGAATAATCTGCTCCGGTGATGACACTATTATTAAGGTACCACGTAATATTGATTTAAATATTTTGACGCAGTGTATCAATGAGAGTGGCATGACTACTGATGAGATAAGTAACACGCTTGGGATGTTCTATACAATAGACGGTACTCAAGGTGTCACTTTTCTTAGACGTCGTTTCTTGCCAGATGGATTGTTGTGTTGAGATTATTTGTATTTACTAAGTAAGTTGCGCTTTCCTGTGATTAATTATGATAAAAGACCTTATGCATTCATTGAGCGTTCACGTGATTACCTTCGAGCTGGGTGTGGCGATTCACCGCCAACGCGTTTCTTGATTGAGTACATTAAGCGTTTGTCACTGCATAAGGGCTTGAGTATTAATGTAGACATCGACTCGCAATTTATTACTTACTTGGATTCACTGCATTGTAAATTTGTTGAGAATTACACAACTGACGCCGGTTTTAGTCAAGTGCCTAAAGAAGGCTGGGAGTTGGAGCGATCGTCTAAGATGAAAGTTTTACCACGCAACCGGCTGGATGCGAATTGTTATTTTAGCAAAGGCGTATCACATTTTGTGAAGGCGCTCTGGTGAAGACCGACGGATGATTGAATTAATGACATATCTAGATTAGGTAAACTTAATATGAGTGCGCGGATCAGAACCTTCTATGGAGAGTAGCGAACTCTATGGCGTTTGTGTGCATTTGCAAACACGCTGTCGTGAGGGTATCTGCAATCCACACGCATGCATAGACTTAGTGTTATGCATGCATTAACAACGTTATTTATCACAAATAATGATATTTACCGATGTGGATAAACATCACCAATAATTAAAACATTCTTTAACTTGGCGTACATGACCTTATTATATCTTTAAGTGTACGTTAGGCTTGCCTATTGTCAGGGTAGGAACCGCCGTAATTGGGAAGGCTACTTACGGTATCCGTGACGTGGAC